GGATCAGTCACTGTACCGAGAAGGAACGTATCTGCGACCTTTTGGTCTATACCCCTTGATTTGAGGTAAGAGAGACCCTCTTCGCTTAAAGTTTGATGATACCGCTTTGCGGCTTCCGTGAGTGATAACTTCTGCTCTGTTGATAGCATCTTGGTAATCCAACCCTTCTTTTTCCATTATTAACTGATACACATTTCCTTCAAAATCGCAGACAAAACAAAAATACATTTCTCTGTCTGGACTTATTGAAGCTGAAGCATGTGAATCTTTGTGCAAAACACAACGTATGCTTTGCCAACTTCTTCCGTCACTACATTTAGTTCCGTAATGATTGAGCACCATAACCAAATCATGATTACCAGTCATACTACCTCAATCAATTGCTTTCCTAAATACTCTGTATAAACAGGCGGTATTGCTTCAACAATCTCTGTCCAGATCATCCAGTCAATACCCATTGCTTCTCTTACTTCTTCAATATTATTAGCGGTTGTGCCGCCACCTGGAATCTTATCTCTAAGTCTGCCATAAACACCAACTATTTTAGCTTGAGACTTATGATTACATTTTACACCTTTAAGGGTAAATTCACCTGATTCAAAGAGTCTGTGTCGTCTAACACCTAAATTAAAATATGAACCGCATAAAGTTACAGGGTTTTCTAATGGTGCTCCAGGAACATTTTCAATGATCCAAGGACGAGCAGTCATCATTAAACCCTCTCTAGTTAAGGGAATCATATTAACCTTGGACACATTGTTTTCTTGACCTTTAGCTAAATTACTTACATTAGAAAACATTTGACATGGTGGTGATGCATGGATGGCATCAAAAGATTTTGTAAAATCGTGATCACGAAGAACATCTCTAACATCTGCTTCAATAAATTTAAAAGGATATCGCCTTTGTTTTTTAATATCTACACCGGTAACATCAAAGCCAACACGATGATAACCCATGCTAGCCCCACCAGCACCACAAAATAGATCTAATAATTTAGGTTTCATTAGCTCTGTTTACAGCTTCTTCTAATCTATTAGATCCCGGAAATAAATCTATTACTTCATCGCCTGGTTCATAGTTAATAAGTTGTAAAATCCAATCATTAAAAGCATCAGGCTTTGCACCAGATAAACCTTTCTTTAAAGCAATATTGCAAACCAAATGATCTCTAACAGATTCAGTTCCTTTTTTATATCCTTTTGTGGGTCTTGCTGGTTTAAATATTACAGGTTCCCAAGTATATTGAACACGATAATTAGGTCTCCAATTAGCAAAAGGTTTAACCCAAGAAGCAACTCTACTACCTTCAGGAGCTTCTGGTAATAACCATTTTAAATCTTTTGGATTACAACTTAAAGCCCATCCATCATAACCCACTTGCAATCTAAACATTAAATTTATGTGACTTTGTTCATGGTCCCACACTTCTGCATCAGGATGTAATCCACCATAAAGTCTTTTTCCATTACCAAGATAAGGTGGGTCTGCATAAGCTAATTTCATGGTTTGTATTGCTTACTCCATTGGTCTAGTGATTGAATAACCCAAGCATCTTCAATGCTTGCGTTGCGTCTTTTAACCACAACATAACCAATAGGATTGACTTTAAGAGATCTGGCTTCAGCATAGTTAACTACCTCAGCTTGAATTTCACGCCAAAATTGTGGAAGATTTAAAGTCTGCGTATCTTTACACTCAAACAAATAAGGAGTTCCTGCAACATAAACAACAAGATCACCTTCATCTTTTGAACCAGATAAACGTAAACGTTCAGATATGTAACCCTTTTTACGTAACCATTTCATTACATCTATTTCAAACTTTGCGCCTTTACGCTTGTTCTTGGCTGACATTGTCGGCTCTTTTCTTAGCACGAATTGCTAATTTAGTAGGAGAATATCCATCAATAGTACGACCAGTTTTGCGTGGTGTTTTAGGATTCTTTTTTCTTGCCTTACCATTTTTACGACCTTCATTGTTCATTACTTTGGTAGGTACTGATTTAGAATTGTGTTTGGCCACTGATTACTCCGTTGATTCTTTTAGCTCTATCAATTAATTCTTCATCTTTTAATGTCATGCGACCTGCATCAACATTTAATGCTATCCATCTATCACCCATTGGTGAGTGTTTAGCAAACCTATTTTTAACACAAGCAATCCTAAACTCTGATTGTTCTGTTTCCATAGCCACAGTCAAAATCATTTCCGGTAACTGTGAAACTTTACCCTGAATAGCACGCCTTGATGGTGGTCTCAAAGGATCACCTTCTGCTTCAGAAGTATGGTGCAAAATAAATATTGCTGAATCAGTTTCGCGAGCAATGTGATGACATGCTTTCATAATGTCACGCATACCAGTCCACTCATTATCGTGTAAAGCTGACACGTTCATAAGGTTGTCAACAATAATTAAATGAGGCCATTCACCATACTTTTCACCATAAGCTTTAACCATAAGATCAACATCGTCAAGAGTAGGTGATGGATCAAATGCAAATTCTAAATGTTTTAACGAACTTAATTCTTGTGTATAAAAATCTTGTCCACCAGTTTTAAAAGACTCTTCAATACTTTGTTGTAGATGTCCTGTAACAATTGCTGCAGCACGAATAGATGTGGTGTAAGCATCTGTGTCTGCTGAAATATAAAGTGTTGGAACTTTAGCTTTAACGCCATAAAATAATGCAAGTAATGATTTACCAGAGTTTGGTTGACCAGCAATCATTGTTACTTGTCCACGTCTAAATCTAATGCCTTCTTTTTTTAACGAAGGAAAAAGATCAGGGAGCAACTGTGGTTCTTCCAAATGACGGACAGCCGCCTGTTTGATAGTTAACAAAGTTACTCCCTTCTCTTATTGTTCTTGTATTAGCGGATGAACTGAGGTTCGCATTGATCAGCAGTGCCCTTTGGAGAAGGACAGAAGTAACCCTTCCAAGGTCCCTTAGCACTTTGACCAGTACGGAATGTCATTTCACCGTGTTTACAAGTCTTTGCTCCTGATGATGATGCACTGGTTGTTCTTGGTGCTTCAACAGGTGTAGCGTTTAGTGCTTCCCTCAAAGCACCTTGCGCGTTATACAGTGTTTCAACTGCGTTGATATCAGGTGTAACATTGGCGATTGCGCCTAATGCTGTTCTGATTTCATCTTCATCATATGAATAAAGATAAACGTTAACTAATGTACCTTGTGAGGTCTTAAAGTTAAGTTGCGTCTTCACTCCTGGTGTGTCTGCACTCATTTGGTTTCTCCTTGATCTATAGATGCAAGTGGATCATATTTGTCTGCTAACTCTCCACCAGAAGCGTAGCAGTATTTTGCCACTGAACACGACTTGCAAGTCATGCCAATGTTTGGCAAAAAAATTTCCAACTCAAGTGCTTTCTCAAACTGTTTAAACAATTCGGTAAACACCGGTATTGTCCAACGTGACAAGTCACCTGCATCTTCCATAATGCCCTGCCGAGCATTGTAGAAGAATCCTTTATCTGGTCTTACGCCTTCTGTCATTTCCATACAGCAAGCGTATAAACCAAGTTGCATATTGTAGTCAGGCATGTAAGCACCAGCTTTGTAATCAACTACAACAAGTTCATTATTTGGTGTTACAGCAATCAAATCAACAAATGCTTTAACTGGTACTTTACCAAACATAACATTATATTCGGCTTCAATATGTGGTGTTTTGCTTTTACCGTAGTAAACAGACCACTTGGAATTGTGCCACCATTGAATAAAATTATCAACCATCTTTGGTCCGTTATCAGACCACCAAATATCATTTTCTTTATCTGGATATGCTTTGGTTGATCTTCCACCAGCACGCCATTCTGATGGCATGGTGTTTGTTTTGACAACTTCGGCATCAATAAGTTTTTGAAATGTTTCTTGCCAATACTTATCGGCTATTTGTTTACTCATTAATATCTCGCAGGTATCTTTCTACCGCTTCGTGAAAAGCTGAACCGCCAACAAAATACCAAGCGGGTGATTGTGGTGCTTGAATTTTTCTTTCAAGTTCCCATGCTTTACCGCACCGTACCCATGAGGTAAAAGAGCTAAAGCTTCTATGTCCTATTTGTGTTTCCATACCGATCACAATATCACAAGTTCGCAGTTCGCTTAACAACACGCCAAAAGCGTGTTGCTTGCTAATCATTTGACAATACGATTATACTCGGAGCGAGCCGGTGAGTATGTGCGAGCGACCCGTTAACGAGGAACCGCTTTGGG